CATATATACTACCTAAAGAGGTTATAGAAGTACGTCAAATATTCCGCCGTAGTATTGGTTCAAGAACAGGATCGGGTGACGGTGGCACAATATTTGAACCATTTAACCTAGCCTACACAAACACATACTTGTTATCCAGTAGTAACATGGGCGGTATTGCAACCTACGAACTATTTGCTCAGTATCAAGAAATGGTTGGTCGCATGTTTGGTAGTTACATTGAATTCAAATGGCATAGCCAATCACACAAATTGACACTTTTACAGCGTCCACGAAACTCGGACGAAGAACTACTATTATTGTGCTATAACTACCGCCCAGACATTGGTATCTTAAATGATTACCAAGCACAGCAGTGGATCAAAGACTACACATTGGCAAACTGTAAACTAATGCTAGGACAAGCCCGTGAAAAATTCGCACAAATTGCTGGCCCACAAGGTGGCACAGCACTGAACGGTGCCACACTAAAATCAGAAGCAACAGCAGAAATTGAACGTTTAGAAACTGAACTAGCAACACAAGTTGCTGGCGGACGTGGCTACACATTCATTATTGGCTAACAAATAATTGACCCCTGTAATCTAACTGTTATATACTACAGTTATTACGGGGGTTCTTATGATTATTGGCGTATGCGGGTTTATTGGTTCAGGCAAAGATACAGTAGCAGACTATCTAGTTAACTTTCACGGATTTCGTAGAGAAAGTTTTGCTAACACGCTAAAAGATGCTGTGAGTCAAGTGTTTGGTTGGGATAGAACCATGCTAGAAGGACGCACAGCACAAGCCCGTGAATGGCGCGAACAAGTAGATCCATGGTGGGCGGAACGCTTAAACATGCCTAATTTAACCCCTAGATTAATGCTACAATTATGGGGCACAGAAGTTTGTCGTAGAGGATTTCACGACGACATTTGGATCGCTAGTTTAGAAAATAAACTCCGTAACAGCAAAGATAACGTTGTCATCAGCGACTGCCGCTTCCCCAACGAAATTACCAGTATTCGTAAAGCAGGTGGTAAAATTGTCTGGGTCAAGCGTGGCGAATTGCCCGAATGGTATGACTGGGCTGTAAGTGCTAATGCTGGCGAATGGGGGAATATGACTTGGTCTACTAGTAAAGCAAGATTAGAACAAGCAGGTATTCATGCCAGTGAAACTGCATGGGTGGGCACAAAGTTTGATGCAGAATTGGACAATAACGGAAGCATTGATGACCTGTATCAGCACGTTAAAAATCTGGTGTCAGATCACCTTGACGCCAACGAACTCCTTCGCGATGGAGAGTTCTCTGGCAGTTTGCACACACTGTCTTGAGATTGCCAGGACGGCAATTATCTAAGTTGCCGTCTATGTGAAACACGTTGAACACTTCAACGTTCTTGCTTTTAAACCCACACTTTTCACAGAAGTCTTTTTGCCTATAACCTAGTTGGTACCATCTAGGTTGTTTAGGTGTGGCTCCTCTAGCACAAGTATCGCACTGACTTCTATAGTATACCTTGTTTTCCTTGTAGTAGTTTACAGCACAAGGACGTTGATCGCAGGTTTTACACAAAGGACGCATACAATATTTAGCAACCGCCCTTTTTCATGCCCTTTTCTTACAGTTATAACGGGCTATTTTACCAAACATACGCTAAATATTATGAGTAATAAAGGAGACCACTAAAATGGCTTTAACTTCACCAGGCGTACAGGTTTCTGTAATCGACGAAAGTTTTTACACACCTGCTGAACCAGGTACTAGACCACTAGTTATCGTTGCTTCAGCAGCCAACAAGAGAAACGCCGCAGGTACTGGCACAGCCCAGGGCACACTTGCTGCCAATGCTGGAAAAGTTTATACAGTAACAAGTCAACGTGAACTAGCAGACTTGTTCGGAGATCCAACATTCCGCGTTGATAATAACAACAACCCAATCCATGCAGGGGAACTAAACGAATACGGCTTGCAAGCCGCATACAGTTTCTTAGGTGTGGCTAACTCTGTAT